GAAATTCAATTGAATGTTCCAGCCGGTCAGCTTCGTATCTTCTTTGATGCAGATATGGAACCCGGTTCTTCAGTAGAAGTACAATATAAAGTAAGAAAAATCGGTGATAACACACCATTCACAGATATTTCATGGCAGAAATTCCCAAGAAATCAACAGCTGAATGATACAAACTTCGATCCATTCAGTTCTGAGGCATTCTTTAATCAATATAGCTTAACACAAAGTGTTGGATTTGAGTTTGATGCCTTTAAAGTTGCTCTTGTGTTTAAAGTTCAAAATGAATCTGCAGTTCCAAAAATTAAAGACTTAAGGATAATTGCAGTTGCATAACGATTTAAAAAATTATAAGCGTGATGAAAAAACAGGCGCCATTCTAAATAATAACATGAATGCTTATAATAGATTCAAGGCAAAAGAAAAAGCTGAGCAAGAAAAAGAAGAAAGGCTTGAAAAATTAGAGAGTAAATTAGATAGAATTGAATCTCTATTACAAGGATTGGTAGAAAATGGCAACAATTAGAAATCTCAAAGATATTCTTAAACCAAATTATGGTGTTGATGTTGGGGAATCAGGAACAACACCAGTAGTTAAGGATTCAGGTTCTACACTTTCTTTCTTTGATGCAAATAGAAGAGTAGGTGATAACACAAGAATCAATATTGGTAGTTCTCCTAACTCAAATACTGGTGACCCAATCAGAACAGCCTTCATTAAAGTAGGTAACTTTATGGAAGCTGTCTACATGTCAGACTCTGATAAAGATAGAAGATTAGTAAGGTTTGAAAAACCTTTTGGAGATAGTGATTTTAGATTACTCGGTCTACGTACTCCAAATCAAATTCGCTGGGATAGTGATGCTGTACACACCAAACTTGGTACTGTAGGCGGAATTGATAGCGATCAATTTGCTAGCTTATCTCCAGGTGATACAATCATTCTTTCATCTAGAATTCCTTCATCTTCACGTCAAGTATTTTTAGACAAATATAGCAGAGCTTTACCGCACGGTAGAATCGATATTAATTCTGTTGCTCTCAAAAATGGTGAATACAGCGTTAATGCTCCCGCCTACTTAAGAATGGGTGATGATGGATTACTTAAGGTTGAAGGTGAAGTAACTCTTAATCAAATGGGTCTTGACTTTGATGGTGCTCTAGCAAGATTACAACAAGGCACACAATCATCTAAACTATCTTCAGCTGACCAAAGAATTTTGTATGATGATTTGGTAACTACACAAGGTACAACAGGTTCTTCCTTTAGAGTTGATGCTGATAATGTAGAAGATGCTTTCGCCGAAGTTATGGCCAAGCTCGTTAGAGTCGGGTATGATGCTGGATACTATGGATAATGGCTATCGTAAACAGTTACTCTGGATTTGTTGTCGCGAACACTGGGTTTGATGGTGATAGTGACAATGATTCTGAGTTCGGAGAAAACTTAAATAGATCTATCCAACGTCTTAATGCAGACTATGCATTGAGTGCCGGCATTACCAATACATATATTGATGGTTATATAAATCAATATGGTAATTCAGCAAGATTTTCCACAAATGAACAAAGACTAGTACAAAATCTCATAAGAGAATCAATCAATGTCAACGGGATAACCGTGAGGTATATGCCTAGGTCATCTGAATATACTGATGGTGTTTGGAATGAAAGACCTGAATCTGTTTTTGATTCAGGATACCAATGTGATATGTTACTTGCTGCAGCTTCTGGATTTGAAGGTGAAGGCGATATTCTTACACAATATGGTATGGAATTCAGAGAAGAAGTGATTCTGAATTGTGCCATCGATAGATTTACAGAAATAGACTCAGACTACAGAAATGTTTTAAAAGCAAGATATACTGATTCAGATATTTTTGCAAGTGCAGCCGATAGTGAGTTATGGCAAAAAGATATTAATAGATATGCTCGAACTAGACCGCTTGAAGGCGATTTAATTGTAATTCCATTTGGTAGATCTGCACAAAATAAAAGCCAATATGTACCAAAAGTTTTTGAAATTTCAAGAGTTACAACATTCCATGATGGTGCTTTCTTTCAATTAGGAGACAACTATCAATATAAACTACATTGCAAACTCTTCGAACTTTCAGGTGAAGACCTTAACTTTAATCCTACAGCCGTTAACTATGATAACACAGGTAGAGCAATCAACACAACTGATGAAAGAGTTTCTCAAGCTAAATCAGGAATTGAATTTACAGATTCAGAAACAAAAGCTATTGATATTACAGATAGTGATGCTATCTTTGATTCATGGGCCAAGAACACAGAGATTGAAATGCGCGCTGAAGAGCAAGAAGTATATGATGATGATGGCGTAGTCAGAGAAAGACCAAAAAATATTGTAGATGATTATACTGCAAGGGCATTTGGTGTTCCTGGAATTAGAAATTTGGATGACATTTAAAAATGATTGGTAGACACTTTTATCACGAATCTGTTAAAGCTGCGGTTGCAGTATTTGGTAGTTTGTTTAATAACATCGTGGTTAAGAGACGTGACGGAAAATTAGTTCCAGTTGCAATTGCATATGGTCCTAGATCGAAATGGTTAGAAGCACAGAAAACATTACAACCTGAAGAAGAAATGTTTGAAAAGATCTTGCCTAGGCTTTCATATGAACTTGTTGCAATGCAATATGATATTAATAGAAAAACAACAAATAAAAATACGATAGTAAGAACACCAGATCAATTAGGTACACCAAGACAAAAAGTTCAAAATCCAGTTCCATATAATCTTAACTTTAGTTTGTATTTAGAAACTAAAAACTTAAATGATGGCTGGCAAATTCTCGAACAAATATTGCCATTCTTTACTCCATCTTATACTGTGCAGGTTAGACATTTTCCTGCTGATGCAGATTCAGAAACTCCGTTGCCAACCAACGCATATGATATGCCTATTACTTTACAGGCTATTACTTGGACCGATGATTGGACTGGAGAAATTGCAGAACGTAGAACTATTGAATGGACCCTTGAATTTGAAACAAAAATATATTTACATGGTCCTGTGGCAGCAACATCGGTAATCTATGATGCTAGAGTTGCTATCGCTACACCGTCAGATGAAACTAAAAGTCTCAATTCTTTGAATAGAGGTGATAGTGATTTAGTTGGTATTGAAGGTGGTTATGCAAGCCTTCATAAACCAGATTCAGACGCAGTATTCGACACAGACTCCGTGTTTAGTCCGTCTATACTTAATCTAACTGATTCGGATGGAAACATTACGAAGATAGTTAGAGACATTAATTTGTAGGAATAAATAACTCATGGCAGCCAGAGACTTAATCAATTTAGGTGTATCACCAGATTCCGGAACAGGAGATTCAGCACGCAAAGGTGGTGCTAAAATCAATGACCTGTTTGCAGATATCTATACAACCTTCGGTGATTCACCAATCAATACAAATAATAGCACAGCTTACTATGCATATCGCAGAGAGTTCGGTGAATTCGAATATAAAGTAGGTGAATTGCATGCCACTGGTAAATTCAAACCAGTATCATTTAGAACTACAGCTCTTGACAGTGAAGCTTCAGGTTATTTTGACTCAGAATTTGGCTGGTCAATTAGAGCAGATGTAGACAGTGATGGTATTCCGGAGTTATATTTAGATTCTGAATTCTATTTCTTATCACGCGGTGAAATGATTGATATCGATGCAAGTGGTGTAGATAATAATGGTACACTTAATCTTGTTTTACCATTAGCCGCTCGTGGTGATGTTGTAAAAGTAAGAGAAGTTCGTGGTAGTCTTGTAAATGGTAAATCAGTTAACATTTGGACAACACCTATCGAATTTTTAGATAGCGATCAAAAAAATGAATGGGCAACGAAAAATAATGATTTGCCAACACCACCAATTACTCACACATATGTTAGAAATTCAGCAGGTACATTTGTAGGTGCATCTGTTCGTAAAGTAGAATATGATAGTGATGGTGCTATTTTTTCTAAAAGATCTTTAGGATACAGCATAGGTTTTGGTGGTGTAATTTCATCTAATACTCCCGTAAAATCCAATATCAATCTTACACAAAGCGATAAAGTATATGAATTCGTGTACGCCGGCAATGATGTTGGTTGGATTTATAATACTACAGACACCAGATATATTGCTCCATCTACAGATGATTTCTTTGTATACACAGATTCATGGGATTCTGATCAGTGGCATCAGCTTACATCAAATCTCACTATTGACGGAACTGAAGTAGTACCAAATGGATACTTTATGTTACCTATCACAAAGGGAACATCTGGTCAAGATAGAGACTTCAGTAGTGTTACAAAAATAATGGACGTTAAAGTCTATAAAAACGCGATTCAAAGTGGTGACACCAGTGCAATTAACACGGAGTTTTTAGAAGTACTAAGAGCTCAAATGTATAACGCCATTGATTCTGAAATGACTGATGGCACCACAGATTCTGATAAAGTCACAAGATTTAAAACTGTATGGGGTACTCAAGGTGCCGCATCTGGTTCGAACGTGAATAGTTATGGTGCAGATGGTTATTCAGGATTTACAAATACCAATAACATGTATCAACCTATGACCGTAACAACATTCATAGACAATGCTGGGAATGTAATGGTATTCTCACAAACAAAATTTCAAGGCACAGCAGTAGTAATTACTCTAGGATAAGAAGTCATGGCAATAAACACTAATAACGGAAGACCAGTTTACCAACATAGGAGAACACAATCCAGTGGTTTGAATACTGAGGGTCAACCAACAGTAGAACAGATTGAAGAAGGTGAAATTGCCATTAACCTTACGACTCGTAAGATTTATACTAAAAGACAACAGGTTATTCGTGGTGCTGACTCAGACTTTTTAGAAGGACCTACAGTTCGTAAAGCCGGTGCAGTAGTGTATACAGGAACAGATTCTGATTTAAGAATTCCTGGTTTTATGCCTTATGGTCAACAAGTTAAAAATGGTTTTAAATTAAAAGTAATTCAAAGAAGATTACTTGATTCTGACCAAGCTGGTAAAAATATTACTTTTAACATACACCAAAAATATTTCCTAGATTATGCTAATGCCTTAGATTTTCCTAAAAGAAGTGCAGGTACTCAATTTGCCGCAGTAGCAACATCAACTCGTTCTACACTTGCAAGTAACTATGGTGTAAGATATGATGCAAGGCACTTCCCAGATTCAGATGAATTTGGAGTGACAGGTGAAAGCAGTTCTTTAACAAGCACAAAATCTGCATCTACAAGATTAAACACTTTACTACATGATAGTGATGGTACTGTTGCAGCCGGAGCCGCAGCAATCAACGCCGTTGGTGGTGCATCATTTGGTGGTGGTGTTGTTGAAATCTCATTTAATATTGATTCTGATTTCTCAACACAACAAGTTGCAGAAAGAATTAACAACGCTATTCAAGCATCTACTCAATTAGATACACTTGATTCAAACATTATTGCAGAAATTGATTCAGATAATCCTGAAATTATTTATGTACATGGTGGTGATAAAGTTATTGAATTTTCTCCAAGTGAGAAATTTGTAACGTATATTGATTACGGTTTGACACCACTATACAAATTTTATTCTAATGATTCAGATGGTGTATTATTCCAAAGAGATTCTGAAGGTGCTGCATATCCTAAAAGAATTGAAGTAACATTCAGAGTACCATCTGAAGTGAATCGAAGAGTTGGCGTATCAGGTAATACTTTGCCTACCACAACCAAGGGTTTTAGAAATAAAAATGCATCACCCTTGTTCAATAGACCATCTGTGGTACTAAGAGATACAGTTGGTAATATTGGTTCTATTGACTCTGATAATGTATTTGATAACGAATTTGGTTTTAGAAGTGCAGACTTTGGTGCTTCAAATGAAATTGTAAGTTTGAATGCTATTGCTACTATTGGTCCAAATGCTCCGGAATTTGATGTTGGTAGTGGTAACCTTTGGGTAGAAGATCGTTCAAGCAAAACACCACGCTATGATGCTGTAGACTCCGAAACTCATATAATTTCGGTTAACTTCTATAGTAGAGGTGGTGCTCCTGCTTCTACAATTCCAGCAGCTGTAGGAGATTTTGAAATCGATTATGGTCCATTGTCTACAATGGCCGATTATACCGACTCTGACACTAAGTTGGTGCTTACTGGCGGTGACTCTGAAGCATCTGTTGCATTTAAGATTTGGAGATTGTTGAAGGGTATCACAAGAGGTGGTGTACAACAAATAGATTATGACTCGGATACT